GCTACGTGATAGCTCACAGTACCATTTTTATCAACCTCTACATAGGTGCCAGCCTTGTGATAGATGTGAATGCGTTCGGCATTAGGAGTATTGTCAATTTCAATTACATGACCAGCTTCGGTTTCCTTGACCTGGTTGTAGGGATATTTGGCATTGAACGCACTGGGTGGTTCGTTCCAGGTGCCATCGGCATTGTTGGCTGTTTCTATGTCCTTGACCAGATTTTCTTGTTTGGGTTTTAATGGTGTGCTTTTCAGAGCATCATCATTGGTGGCCAGCTGATTGGTATCGGCTCGATTGGTATAATCACAGGTTGGATAGGTGCTGTTGGGGTCCGTATAACCTGCGGGAGTTCCCAGAGCTGGATCATTAAGAGCACCAAAGGCTGTTTTTAAAAAACCTACAAAACCGTTTTTATTATTGCCTGGTGCCTGAGCCAGTACATTGGCTGTGACTGTGCCAGTTCCGCCCACGGCAGTGCTGCCTATGTTGTAGAAGTCCTGAGTTGTAGTTCCACTGCGGTCTGCAAATGACCCACCCTGGGCCAACTTGATGGCATTACCTGCACCCAGCTGACTGGCTGCAATATAACCCGCAACCTGATCTGGTGAGCTGGTGGCTGGATCTATGGTTCCGGAATTTCTAAGTATGCCATAGTTGGTCTGCATGCTGTCAAACATGGCAGTTTCCTGCACATTATTTTTATTGGCAAAGAAATCATCTACACTGTTGATGCCATTTTTACCAGTCCAGAGATTGTTATTGTACAGATCTGAATTAGCTATGCTCCGTCCAGGCTGAGCTCGAACATAGCCCTGAGTCTGTAGTATGGCATAACCAAACTGATATTTACCAACATAGCCCGTGACTGGATTGACTGCAGTATAGCTACCAGAACTTTCTTTCTGAGCTATGGCATCCATGAGACTCTGAGTCTGAGCCTGAGTCAGCGGTGGTAGGGTACTGGTTATGGCATTGCTGCTGGTGTTGCCTGGATCTGTAGCCTCAGGCTGTACGGTTACAGGACCATTGGCATCATTGATGACGTTGCCCCGGCTGTCTCGCTGTACACCAGTTATGGCCTGATTCTGTGAACTCTGTATCTTACAGGCTGCACTGCTGGTAGGTATGGCACCCATGGTGCCCAGCATCATGGGCTGCTGACATTCGGCTCCGTCTGCAAAGAAACCAAACACCCAGGTTCCTTCCAGGGGTCCTACTGGAGCATCACCCTTGCCAGAATTGGCTGCACTTAGTATGGGCTGTATGGGATAACACCAGGGCAAATCTGCCGTGGGCATTTCGCTTTTATTGTCAGTATGATATCCGACTATGCGAACTCGACATCGTCCTAGTTTAAGTGGATCTTTGCGGTCTTCTACAACGCCAACCCACCAAAAGAATCCCTGTTTACCAAATAAATTATTAATTGTTGCTGCCATGATCTATCCTGCGTTTTGTTGAGATTTAACTGAGTCTTTGACCAACTCTAGTATCATCATGTGTTTGATATGCGTTATTTTATGTCGTATTGCAGTCACCAGATAAAATCCTGAATAATAGTTATCATCTTTGTTTTTATTTTGATCGCTAGGGTCTCGGGGACTAGCATCTGGATAATGGAAATTTACTATGGCACCAACTTCAATGTCGGTACGACCCGGAACTGTGATCTCAATCTTCCAGTTGTCCAGCTCAGCCAATGTGCTGGTTCGAACCGGCATGATGGTATCAATAATTTCATTGGCATTTTGAGTAACACCTGTGTATAAATTTGGGTGCTGTACATATACCTGATTAAAACCTGCAGCTGCTCTGAGTGCACCACCAGTAGCTGGATCACTGGCATTAAATGGTGGTAAGGGAGTTCCACCACTACCTTTACCTTTAATATTTTCCAAATGTTTAAAAGCACCCCAGTTATCAACGTGATCATAGTCTGTGGATACAATTTTTTTATTTATGTAATCCAAGGTAAACAATCGGTTAGCCAGGTATCCGGTCTGGGTATTTTTAAGTGCATTAAAACTTTCTATGACCTTGAAGTCCGCGGCTTTTTTATATTCCAGATCTATGTCCTTGCTGTACTGCACACCATTAAAACCACTATCTATATTGTTGGCCATGTAGTAATAATCAGAATAATAGGTATTACTCTGTACAGCCAGATCCATGATGTGTTCGACGTTGGCAAAATAAAATGCCTTGTTGGTTTCAAAAAATACATAACCCGGATTATTGTATCCGGCTTCTTTGGTCTTACTGGCTAACCAGTTTAGACAACGGCTGGGCCTCCAGCCTGGGCTGGTAAACTGTATTTCATTTTCAGCAGATCCTAGGATCACCAAAGGAGTAAATCCAGTTCCACCTGTGCGGCTAGTAGCCAGATATTTTTCAAATATTTGCCCAACTAAATCTGTGGCTCGAGCTTTTTTAAATGTCTTGTATATGGGGGTGAGCGCGTCCATGAATACTTCGGGGCTGCAAAAATGTATGATATAGGTCTGTTTACCCGAATCCGAATACATGAATTTATCGGTTATACTGTAGCACTTAAAGGTTTTTTCTATGACATTGTCATTCATGCTAGGTGTAACCATTTTGATGTACAGTAGTTCATCACCGGTCAATCCCAGTACCTGGTTAATGTTATTTGCATCAAATATTAGTATGTTACCATACAGCCCGCCACGAAACAGATCTTCGTAGAGATTTAATTCGCCTAGGTATCCGCCGAGTAAATCAAATGTTTTGCCCGATGATGTAATTATGCTTACGGCTTGTAGATCAATATCACCAGCGTCCTGAACACCATCTTTCATGGTCGAACTAGCCATTTAATAATCCATTAAAACTATCTAAAAAAGTTGGAACAAATTGTGCTTTAAGCACACTGATGCTGCGTTTATCTTCATTAAGTTGATTTTCATAATAAGAATTATTGATTGCGGTTTTAACTCCGGCATAGCTGCTGTGTACAACATCGCCAAGACTATTTTCATAATGATGTATGGCATATTCGTTGCCTGCACCATACTTGTCAGTTATGTAGGCATTCAAGGCCAGAGTGCTCAGGGGCCATTCCCAACGTGGATCCATAATGTTGTTGGCCACCAGGATTACCCAGTATAAGTTAGTATCATTGTATAATTTTTCAGCCAGGATGTCTGGTGTTTCGCCTTCGAGTATAACATATTTGGTATACGCAGTAGCCCCCAGTATGTTATTGGTTCTGGCAACAATTCTGCGAAAAAAATCCGTGGCTAAAAATGTAGTTGTTCCACCATCTAGACTATAATTCATTAATGGAAAATTTTTAAAGTACATGCCTAGTATCCTTCTTTAATTCTATCTTTGGTCATAACTTCAAGTTCACGGAACTGTAGTTTAATATCAATTTCAGTTGATCCGCCATTGTTAAAGGTATTAAATCCCTGACCGCCATAATCTACACTCAGATGTTCCAGCACACAGGTGGCAATTCTATGTACTCCACCGTTGACCTTGCCTCGATAATAATACACTACGTCAAAGGTACTGGGGTATATGTAAAATAATTTACCTGAACTTAATTCAGGATGCATATGAAATTTAAATTGATAGATAATTTTTTGTACATTATCAAATTCAGTCTGACTACGTGGTAGGAATTTATAATTAAACAAGAATTCACGAGTCTGAACATTTTTAAATACCTGTTCTCGGAATGGATTTGGTGTTGTGCCAGTTCCAATGCTTATGGCATCAGCCAGGTCTAGATTAAAATTAAGAGCATCTGCTATGCCTGATGGTATTTTAGCTGCAGCCATGGCAGCTGCTCGTACTAGTTCAACATTTTCGCCAGATTTTTTAACAGCATCGGCTGCACTTACACCACCGGCTAACCAACCAATCAGAGTGCCGAGCTCTTTGCCTTCGTAATTAATACCATAGGTTACGCTGGGTTTTTCGTTGACAGCCAGCATGATGGCCTGATCAATTCTAAAAGTCTGATCTGGAACAAACAATCCCGCAGCATTATTGGCTGCTTTAGCACCCTGATAACCAGCAACACCATAACCACCAATGCCAGCAAGTTTTAAAAGTTTACCTGCTACGCGAGTTGGTTTAACATTGGCCAGCACTGTACTGGCTATGGCTATGCCACCAGCAAATCCCAAAGCACCCGCACCAGCATTGACTAAATTATTAGCATCTAGGCCAGCCAGGTTATTACTGGATGCTATGGCTGCTTTGCTACCATAACTATCTTTAAATTTACTTTTACCTCGTATGTTGATGAAGAACACCACATAGTGTTGTAGATCCGCTGCACCACTGACTTTGCTAGGATAAGTTAAACTTTTAACATTGTATTTTAATTTACCGCCGCTCTGTGAGCTAGCTGTAAATGTACCAGGTGTAAGTGAATCCACACTGGTGCCTTTGACCGGACTTCCGGCAGCAACTGGTATGGGAGTATAGTTAGGATAATCAACACCGGCCTGAGGATCGCCTACGCTGCCACTGGTGATTCCAGGTGGAACATACGTGGTGGGGTTTTGTACAACACCCGCAGCGGTTTTGACTACATTACCAATGGTTTGGAAGATATCGGCCATGATTGGTCCTATAAATAAGTGTATCTAATTAAATTAATATTTATCATGTATTCAAACAATGTCTACAAGGGTCGTTACAGAGTTGTCAATCCTGTGAAATACACAGGTAATCCCATAAACGTAATCTATCGCAGTCTCTGGGAATTTAAGTTCATGAAATACTGCGACAACAATCCCAATGTACTAGAATGGGGCAGCGAAGAGGTCGTCATACCTTATTTATCACCAGTCGATGGAAAAATACACAGATACTTTGTGGATTTCTACATGAAGGTACAGGAAAGTTCTGGTAAGGTTAGCCGATATCTCATAGAAGTTAAACCTGCTAAATTTACCCGACCACCAGAAATTCCCAAACGCCGAACTCGCCAGTTCATCGAAGAAGTTTATACCTGGGGCATCAATCAGGCCAAATGGAAAGCCGCTACAGAATTCTGTGAAAATCAGGGCTGGAAATTTGAGATCATCACTGAAAAAGAGCTAGGATTAGATAAATAAACAATGGCCACCAAGAAAAATCCTTTTGATGATCTTAGGATCAATTCCGGCGATGTTAGACGCAGCCAGGACTGGTACAGACAACAGATCAGCCGATTGCCCGGTCTGACCGGCAAGGTCAATCGAGCCATATACAATGGTGATAATACCATAAACATTGGTCAGCTGTATCTGTTTAGCTATGATCCTAAACACAAGGACACTTTGCCGGTGTATGACACACTGCCTCTGGTGCTGCCGTTTAGCACGGCTCCAGGGGGATTTCTAGGCATAAATCTTCATTATTTGCCCTATGCTCTTAGATTTAAAATCATGGGTGCATTATTAAGTTTGGTTGATGAAACTGACCCTCGTAGCCAGGCTCAGGTAAGCTGGCGCATACTAAGCAGCAGCAGTAAATTTGCTGGTGTTGGTGCCTGTGTCAAACATTATTTAAGCAGTCATGTACAGAGTAGATTTTTAAACATACCACCTGATCAGTGGTTAAATGCAGCCATGATGCCTGTAGAGCAATTTCATGGTGCAGGCAAACAGCAAGTGTTTAATCGAACACTAAGGAACATGTAATGGCCAAGGCCACCAACAACATAACCAATTTTTTAGCCGAGGTTCGCAACAACGGACTGGCCAAGATAAACCGGTTTGAAGTAACCGTAAACAATCCACCCTGCGTGAGCAACAATAGCTGGGGTCGCAAGGTCAGCATGTTCTGTGACAATGCTCAACTTCCTGTGAACCAGGTCATAACCAGTCGTCAGCAATTATTTGGACCACCAAGTTTTCATCCTGTGGGTATCAACAAGGGCGGCGAAAATCTGGGTCTGCAGTTTCTCATGGACAAGGACATGCAGGTCAAGTATTACTTTGATGCCTGGGTCAATGGCATCATAGATCCTGTTACCTTTACCACGCATTACCAGGCAGATTATTTGACCAGCATCACCATCAATCAGCTGGACGAGGCTGACAATGTTACCTACAGTGTGACTCTGGTGGATGCGTTTCCCAATACCGTAATGCCCATGACACTGGATCATCTGTTGCCCAACCAGGTGCACAAACTCAATGTGGTGTTTAGCTATCGTACCTGGAAGGTCAACAATCCCAGCACCATAGGCAGTAATTCAAACATTGGCAGCAATAATGGCCTGGGATCAGTGCTGAATATTGCTCAGGGTGTAATTAGTTATATCAGTCCAAACCTTACAAACATTACCCAGGGTGTGGTGGGTAGTGCTGTGAACAACACTGTTAATCAATCTTTACCCAGCAGATCTCAAGGATCTTTTTTAATTAGATAGGAGTTTATACCATGTCTTTACCAAAACTTGATGTGCCAACCTATAACCTAACGGTTCCCAGTACTGGCGAAAGCATTAAGATTCGACCATTTCTAGTACGTGAACAAAAACAATTGCTCATAGCTCAGAATGGCGATGTTCAACAACAAACACAGGCAGTTCTGGACATAGTTCAGGCCTGTACTTTTAATACCTTTGATGTACAGCATGCTCCGGCCTATGATGCCGAATATCTGTTCATGCAGATACGAGCCCGCAGCGTGGGTGAAAACATTGATCTTGTACTAACCTGCAGTGAATGCGAAAATCGTCAGGACGGCAATTTAGACATCACCACCGTAGAAGTTAAAAAGACTGCTGGTCATGGCAGTAATGTAGACCTGGGTTCGGGTCTGGCAGTTACCCTGGCTGAACCAGATCTGCTGAGCCTGCAGCAATTGCGTGAAGAAATTGAAGCCGGCGGTAATGATGCCGTGATCAATCTCATAGCTCGCAGTATTCGTAATATCTGGAAGGGTGATGAGAATTTTGCGGCTCTGGATTATAGCCAGGCTGAACTCATAGAGTTTGTAGAAAATCTTAGTCCTCGTAATCTGGAAAACATACAGGAATTCTTCCGTACACAACCAGTATTGCGTCATGAATTAGAATTTGACTGCACCAAATGCCATGCACATAATACCGCGGTCCTGGAGGGACTGCAGAGTTTTTTCGCCTAGTCCTTTCGCACGAAACTCTGTTTAATTATTACCAGACTAACTTTAATCTCATGCAGTTTCACAAGTATAGTCTCACAGAATTAGAAGCCATGATGCCGTGGGAAAGGGAAATTTATACCATGTTGTTGGTAAATCACCTCAAAGAGGAAAACCAACGTTTGCAAGAGCAACAACAAACACAACAAGGATAAACATGAGTACTGGTAAAAAAGAAGATTGGATGAATTCAAAATGGCGTCCCTGCATGGGCTGGTTATACATGGCAGTATGTGCATTTGATTTCATACTGGCTCCCATACTGTGGAGCGTGCTGCAGGCCATATCCGCAGGATCAGTAAACACACAATGGCAACCATTGACACTGCAGGGTGCTGGATTATTCCATCTGGCCATGGGTGCTGTGCTGGGCATTGCTGCCTATGGTCGCACTCAGGAAAAACTAGGCGGCGCAGCTGGATTTGGAGCTGGCGCAGGAACTACCTATGTACCACCAGGTCAGCAAAATACCGTAAACATTGGTGCACCAGCTGCTGATGAACCCATGCCCAATCGTGCAGCATTGGATGAATAATGGCTAAAGTCAGCGGAAAAGTTAATCTATCAGATCTGTTAAAATCCAGTTC